TGGAGAATGCCATCCACATAAGCCAATTAAAATGAAGCTTACGTCTTTTATCTACATAGTTATGTAAAATTAGATGATTACCTATCAGAACACCACAAACATCTTTTGAGTTTCTTAAAAAAGATAAACTAATTTTTTTTAAATCATTGGTACCTACCATCCAGATAAATCCTATTAATCCATTTGGTACGACACCTAACATAGCGACAGGTTTACAATCTGAATTACAAATTACTAAAGGAACATTACTCATTTTAATTCCTGCTAATAAAGATAATAATGGTGGTAAACCAGTGACAGCATATATTTCTTGAACATCTTCTTTTCTCAAATGTTCAGATAAATAAATACAATCTATTTCTGTTGCTAATCTTAAATGTGGTTTAGGAGTTTGATGCTTGAGAAACATAATATCCTTCCCACTCTGCATTTACAAAGTTTGATGGAAGATGACTATTGTTAGTTAAACTAATTGTTAAGTTCTCATTCCTACTCTGTACTGCAAAAGTAAAATCACCATCTTCTAAATTTACTGTTCCAGTTAAACCTGTTCCAACAATTGTACCATTGAAAGTTGCGTTAGATACGCTTCTTCCTACTGGTGTGACTGCTGATTGAAAAAATCCTGTATCATTAAATGAAACAGTCCAGTTTCTTATTTGAAGTCTACCTTCTCTAATTCTTGTTCTTGAACCTGTAGTGTTTGTACCAAGAGCCAAATACTGTTGAGAAAATGTATAAGTAAATATGTACTGTTCTCCAATAAAGTAATTAAAAGCAGTAATATCACCACTTACAGTAAGTGTTGTTCCTGATTGGGAAGCTATAGTTATATCTCTTCCTGCTTTATTTGAGGCTCCTGACTTACCAACTAACTTCATTGTACTGTCAATTGCGTAAGGCAAAGTGATGGTCGTTATATTAGTTGAACTGTTATAGCTTTCAGAGACCTGCGTTTCATCAAGCTTTCTATCTAAATGAGTAAGGTAGCTTGCTCCAGTGTCTACTACTGCTGGTGAACAGTTTACTGTTTCAATATAAACACCATCACTTCTTTGGACTACTAGGTATAAAGTAGTTCCAATAAAATCTATGTTTAAAATTTCTGTATCTGCATCGGCACCTATTGTCCATTTATGCCATGCACTTTGTAATCTTCTTCCTTGAGAGAAAAACCATTGATAAATATATAATCTATTTTTTTCTCCAGTCTTATTACTTAATAAAACTAATATGTTTTCATTAGAAGCATTTGCAAATTTAAAAACTTCTGAAGGTACATACTTTGGTATGTTTGCTGTAATATCTTCACCTTGGTTTGTTTCACCATCGGCTTCAACATACATTTCTCTAACACCTGTAAATTGACCTTTGTTGAAAGCAAAGAATACATTATTACCTGAACCAACAGGTGACACTGTATCTAAACTTTCATATTCAGTTGTCACATTAACTGCAACATTTCCTGGTGTTAAACTTGCACCACCAGTTAAAATAAATTGTGTTTGGTCTGAAAATAATAAAAGTTTTTCATCAAATGCAACAGCGTGTTTAAGTATTGCTACTTTAGTATGTGCAACATTGACATCAATAACTTCTGTATCAAGTGCATCTGTGACTGTTTCATTAAAAAATTCAAAAAATTCTGAAGACCTAGACATAATAACATTTTCATTTGCTAAAAATCCTAAACGATTTCTATGGAAGAAAATGTCTTTCATCTTTGCTCCAACAAAACTTGGATTAGGTGAACTATCTAAATCACCTACAACTCTATTTCCCCAACTTGGTACATCATAACTTGTTGATGATACTGTATAAGAAGAGCCATCTACTTGTGTAAATCTAAAATTTCCATCTGCTGTTCTAATAAGAACATGAGGCATTGTTGTATTGTCTAATGCAATTTCTAAACCTGGTGCAACTGTTTCTTCCCAAACTTTTGTACTGCTTGAGAATTTTACATAATAATTATCAAAACTATTAGAAGCATCCCCTTTAACTTCAACAACCATGTTGTTAATTCCTTCTGCTGGTAAATCTGAAAAGTTTTGAACTTCATCTTTAATTACTTGAGAAGCTTGATTACCATAACCATCTGAAGCTGAAACTGTTAGTGAAGATGTTTTTACAATTGAAAAACTACTATCACCGATATTAGTTAATGTTATTCCTCCAGGCGAACCAATAGCACTTTTAACTCCATCCCTAATATCTTTTGTGTTTGTATTTGAAGATGTGAATGTACTTGTAGTTCCATCTATAGTTATTGAATATGGTGTAGAATTTACACCTTGAACAACTGTATATACAGCTTGCTGAATTTGAGCTGGACTTGTAGTTCCACTATCCATAGCTACTGTTTTCTGCTTATTTAATATGTAAGTATAATCGTTTACAGTTAAGCATTTAAAGTCGTCTCTAGGATTAGATGATGTTAAATAGTTATTAGCGTTAGATTGACTTACAACTGTTTTAGAAACTCCATCAACAGTATGCACAGTAAGACTGCCATTAGTAATAACCACAATGTATCGTTCACTGGTATCTCTATTAATTGTATGAATAAATGCGTTTGATAGTGATGAAGTAGAAATTTTAGAAATATGATTTAATGGAGGCCTCTTTTTAAGACCTTCAACAACACCAGAAAAACCATTTTCTTGAGCTGTAGCTTGGTTTTCTAATCTTAATATTTCTGGTTGTTGTGATACTCCCCCAATTAAATTTGGTATACTTCTAGTTATTAAAGGCATTTTATTACATTATGATTACAGCAACGATAGCAACTACAATTATTACAACTTCAACCTTGTGGTCAGTCCAATAATGCTTTGCTTTTCTTTTTACAAAATCCATATTTTTCTCCTGTTAATTAATTTTAAGTGAACCATTTCTTGCAATAGTTTTAGATTGGTCTGAACTATTAAAGATATTGTGGTCTGCTACAGAAGCTTCTGCTTGTTTCAAAATAGACAATGCAACAAGTTCATCTTGTCTACTAAATCTATGAATAGCATTTGCTCCTAAAGTTCTGTCGTGAAATATTCTTGATGCTCTGATAGTGACATATCTTCTTGCTTGTTCTGGAATAGTTTCAAAATCTAATAAAGATACAATAGTCACATTCTCAAAATTCTTTTCAAATACAAAAGTTTCTTTTGCTAAATTATATAAAAAGGCTCCTCTAATAACTGGGTCATTAGATTGTTTACTTTCTAATAAAGGATTTAATTCTATGTGCATTACATCGTTAGCAACTACAATTTTATTATCAGTGTTTCTTGATAATGTTGCTTTGTATGAAGTATTAAATTTCCAACCACTTGATTGTACTTCTCTATTTACTTCATTTAAAATATTTTTAGCCATACTTGCATCTGTCGGTAAACTTCCTGTTAATGAGTTTACTGGAGCTTCTCCTATTGTAGAGAGCATAGTATTGACTGCTTCTAATTCTGTTGTTCTTGTTGTGATTGATGCCATGATTTTATTTTTGACACAGGCGTAGATTGTCTGTGTTAATCTCTACGCCTATGTTTTTAATCGACAATAAAAAATTATTGTGTTTTGATTAAAGTTGCACTTTCAGGTCTGATTATGCCACTTCCTAATGCCATTTTTCCGACCATTAGATTGCCTTGGCGTCTAATATCGTACTCACTTTCCATAGCTAAATCCATAAGCTTAACAGTACCGATGGCACTCTTATGGAAAACTGTAGCTACAACGTGTTGAGCATCTACATTATAAGTGTTGTTTGTTCCTGAAACAGCAGATGAGTTGTCTGCGTATGCAGTGACAGCAGTGTTTGATTTAACAATGTTGATACCAGCAACTTTAATTACTGTACCATCACTGTAAACACCATTACCATTTGCACCGAAGTCTCTATTTAAAATCTTATCGTTTTGTACGATTTGATAATAAATATCTGGCTTAACTACGCAAAATCTATCTTCGCTAGGTACATCTTTTTCATCAAGTGCTTGAGCACATTCGAAAATTGATGCGATTAGTGAAGTAGCATTTGTGTTAGCATCTGCGTCTGTGATTTCAGTTCCACCTGAACCACCAGTTATTGTAGCTGAAGCTTGTGCAGATAACACAGCTAATTGAAGTAGGTTTTTGTCTACTGTATTAGCAAGTGCTCTACCCATTTCAGATGTGTAGATACTTCTAACATCGTAATGGTTTTTTGCTTCATCTAGGTTAGCAATAAATGCAGACGAAACCAAAAGGTCATCTATATTTACTGTTTTCTCGTTGTGCTTAATAGATGTACCTAAAATCTCATTTCCTGGAGTATGATAGCTAGCTGAAGTTGTTCCAATTACTGGGAACTGTGCTGACTTACCAGAAGAGATACTTCTTACTTGGGTCATACCAAGCATTTTGTTTTCTCTCATGAAAGTAGCTAAAACTTCACCTGACCATACCTTTAAAAATAGAGCATTGACATCGTTAGCACCATTTACTTGTCCAAGTCTGGACACTGTTGCGTTTGACATAATTATTCTCCTTTAAATTATGATTGGTTTGTTTTTAGTTCCTTGCACATACTTCAAAGAGTTATCTCTTTTGATTTACTCGCAAGTAAATCTTGGAGGCAATTTTTATCTTTGTGAAGGCTCACTCCTCTTGAAGAAGAGTGTGTGAGTTATTTCTTTCCTCTAATTTTGCTTACAGTGGATAAACCGAAACTTCCAGAGTAGACAATTAGAACAGCCCACCAAAATTCTTCTGGTGCGTTTTTTAGTATTTCAAATCCTTTTTCCATCCATGGCTGTGTGTATGGAATAAATAAAGCAATAAAAATTAAAGTTATTTTTATAGTTAATACTTCATCTTTAATACTTGAGTTTGAACTTTTAATTTGTTCAATACTTACATTTTGTTCTGCTTCAATTTCTTTTGCTCTAATGACTTTCTTCTTCTCAATGGAATGATTTATTGCTGACACAGTTTTGTCTGCGATAATCCGAGTGAGTGGATTTTTCATTAAAGGCAAAATGAAATTTAACATATTATTTCTTTTTCTTTTTAGGAAATCCAGCTTTCATATTTTTATATGATTTAGCTGATATTGTACTTTTACTTTTTGGTCTTGAAGTACCAGCTTTTTTCCTTGCATTAATATTTCTATATAATGACATATTTCTCCTTCCCACCTAGATAGGTGTTATTTATATTGTGTTTGAGTGTTTAACTTTATTTTCTACATCTGCTCTATAAGCACTGTCTGTAGTGTATCTTGGGTCATTTATATCAGCTAACATTTCACCAACTGACCTGTATCCCACATTACTATCTGCTTTAGTTCCAGAAAATAAATTTGGTTCTGAATTGTTATTAGAATATTTAGCTTGAACACCAGCTATTGCTAACTGTGCTTGTTCTAAACTTCCACTTTCAATAGTATTATTAAAAGCAGTTATCTCTTCTGTAGACATATTCTTTGAAGCCCAATTAACCATTTCTGTATACTGTTCTTTACCTCCAACAGTAGACA